AAACTATTTCTTTTTGACCAGCAAATGTAGCCGCAATTTTTGGATTTAAAGTAGTGGAAACAAACCCTAAATCTTGAAAAGTATCTCCAACTTTTAATTTATTAAAAAAGAAAGAACCCATAACACCTTGGTTTGCTATACCCCGATAAGCAATTACTGGGTCTTTTAAAGGTGGGGCATCATTTATTGCCTTATCAATTTTATCAATTTTGTCTGTCACAAAACTTTTTTCTGGAACTGATGAATCGCGTAATTGGTCATTTATGTCTGTGTGTCCACTGCCCCTATAAAAAGCAACCGCGTTTCCCCTATTTGTATTTCTGTCTTCGCCGTAACCTGCTTCTCTTTGTTGATTTTCTATGGTTGATAAGAAATCTTTAATTTCTGTGTCATCTTCAAAATTACCCATCATCATCATGGACTCATCAGCCCAGTCAAATACGTTTTCAAAAATGTCATCTGACCATGACCCGTGAGTTGACTGGTCATGCTGACCTGCAAGGTGCTTACGAAGCGGTGGGAATACAAATACAGTTTTCATCGGACAATGCCCGTCCGAATGTACTCAGCATCATTTAAACCTCTGTCAGGTGGCATTAGGAAAGCCGTACAGCGACAATGTGGGTGTGCTGGTGGCATTAGTAGACCATTGGAGAAAGACTGGTTCCAGCGCACGCTCTCGCCCTCCATAGGGGCACAACGGTCACACGGGGGAACTCCGCCCATAGTTGCGGAAGCAGTTTTCCAAACTTTTTGAGCATTTGGGTCAACCCAGCCACCATCTGAAGCCTGTTGCCAAGCCAACTGACGGCCCCAGTTTTGAGCAATCTGAATCTCGGTGCGAGCAATCATTGATGAGCGTGCCCGTATCAGGCGCCTACGATAGGTCTCAGTGACCACCTCAGCCCTTTTAAGCGCTTTTTCGTGGGCTATGCCCTTATTCCTTAGACCCTCGTATTGGCGCGTGTAGTAGCGGTCTACAGCCAATGCCCAACGTGGGTGCAAACCAATAAATTGCCGAAGCCGTGAAGCCGTAAGGTCAACTGGAACTTGATTCTTAAATGATTCGCTGATTACGGTTCGAATAGCCGAGCGCATTGATTCGTCAATTGCTGTGACTAATCGTCCAGCCTGTTTGTCTGCAAAGTCATCGGCAAGAGGGTTGTTTACATCGAACCGAAGTTTGGTATTTGGTTTACCTGTAACTGTGAATTCATTGCCCCAAGATGGAGTGGCAGAAATTACTGGTTGAATTTCGTTAACTGTTGCTTTGCCAGAATTGTTTATGACAGCAAGGATTCCTTGACGCAAAACTGTCTGTAGTTCACTGACGCTCAAACTGGTTAAAACTTTTGTTAAGACATCTGGTTGCAAATTAATGATTGCGCGAGCCATTGCATCTGCGTCAACAGTGCGACCTACTCGATAAAGAGAGGTCTTGATGATGTCATAAATTTGCTGTTCAGCCCCAGTGAACATCGGTTCCGAAGAAACACGGGGTCGGGCTTTGCGAACTATGTGTCCCACAGTTGCCCCTAGAAAGCGTTATCCGAAGTTGCGTCTTCCTCGGTCATGTCATCTTCGGTGGTGTCTTCCATGTCATCTTCTGGCATTTCTGCTGGCATACCGTCAACTGCACCTGTGGATTCTGCATCGTGTTCTGCTGGAGGTAATCCACCCAACTGACGCAAGTAATCTTCAAGGTTAGGGTCAGTAACAATAATTCCAGCGTTAGCCAAGTTAGTTACATAGTTACTGATTTCGGTTAGGTCAATGTGTGCGACCTCGCCGTAAGTCAAAGTAGGTAGGCGCGAAGCATCCATTCCGTTTAGTCGCATCAAGCGTGGAATTGCATGGTTGTTAATTGTTTCAGCAATGTTCTTGGCAATAGCGTCAACTGCCATTGACCACAAATCCATCTTGGCGGTACCAAGTGAGAATGAACCAACTTGTTCGTGACCAAGCAAGATGAAGTCAGAAAGTACCGACATCGAAATGCGCTGGTCGTAACGAGAGATAATTTTGTCTGTATCGAACTGGCGATTGCCACCAGTGGAAAGCAATGTTAGGTCAAATAGTTTCTTACCTGATTCGTCATACTGAGCAGGGAAAACTACGCCTTCTTGCTCGTTACGCTTGATGTTCTGAACAATGTCAACAATGCTATTTAGAACTGCCTTTTGAGCATCTGTAGCGGTTGAAGATAAATACTCAGGTGGAACGTAGGCAACTGGAAGTCCAGCAAGGTCGCGCTCAATACCGATTGCTTCAATTTCTTCAACGCGCTTTTTAAAGTAGTAAGGGCGGTAAGCATTGCGAAGTAGGGAACGACCTTCAGGGTTATTCTTAGTCGCTGTAGTGCGAAACAACAAAGCCTTTTCAATAGGAATTGTATGAGTGCCACCGCCTGAAGGGTCATTCTGGGTCATTCCCTCGATGCCACCATCTTCAGAAATGTGCCAGCGGGTTAAGGACTCTTGGCTACGGATAGCAAACTTACGCCAGCCGATTTTTCCATCTGTGTGGTTTGACTTGCGTGAACTATCTTTTTCTTCAGGTCCAATACGGCGCTTGTAAACAAGTTCGTGGAATGAGAAACCAAATGGAAGCATTGAAAGAATTGAAGAAAGTGTTGCATCCCATGAATCCGACATATCGTGTAAGCAAGATTCAATGAAGTCTGCTACTTCAGCATCTTCATCTTTTGGTGCACCTTCAGAATTGGGTTCTAGGTAGGGGTCAACTCGCCAGTCAAGACGAACAATAACTTTTTCAATTGCGTAAAGGATAGAACCAATTACAGGGTCATTGTCAGCCATCTCACGGTAAACACGTTGACCATTTTGGGCGCGAAGGGCTACAAGGAACTCTTCATAAACCGTGCCACCTGCGTGACGCAGACCAGTAGAACCTAATTCAGATAGGTCTAATTTTTCTGCCATTTTTCCATCCTGCCAGCGAATACCACTGCATAATACTCTGGTATTCTTGCAATACTATCTGACAACTCGCGCTATTTAACGTACAGCGTGGCCTATTAAATTGGTTTAATTTTTGGATAAGGCAAAACTTTGTATCTTAATTTTGCTTTTCTTTCCTTGATTTCTGTCTTACTTCCCAAAAAATAGATGTACCTGTGCTTTCGGGACCTTTCACGATAATAAAAATCGTCCCCGTATTTTTCTTTAATTTCTACAATGCTTCCCATTCCTGAAATGGTTCGAGAATGAACGTGCTCCATGCCTTTAATCGCGTACTCTTTCCGAGCGGCAGATAGACCCGTATAAATCCAGTTTGTTGCCTGATAGACAATTCCCGTATGACTTTGTGATGTATCGGCAAAAGAAACTACAATTTTTGGCTTTGGAAGTAGTTTTAATGAATTAGCAATTAGGCGCGATGCTTCGCCCTTTTTGTTGTCTAGCAAGGATAAACGATTTAATTCAATAACTTCAGAAGTGTATTCTTCTCCGCAAATACCATTACATAAAGTCATTGATGCTGGTTTTCCGTAAGTAACAACACCGACTAATTGAGAATTTAAAAACAATCCAAAAGCAAAAGAAACAGGAGGAATTCTTTTTGCATAATGGCGGTTCATTAAAAACCAATGAGTTTCTTTAGGCGAAATAGATTTTACAACGTAACCCATGTGTTCTTCTGGAGAACTTAAATCACCTATGTCTAATTGATGAATCAAATTTTTTCAACCTTGGTCGGGAATAACGGAGCAGACCAACTGCTAAACGATTCAGGGCGAAACGCTACGCGAGCATCTGTCTCGCCCCAAACCGTTAATAGAACTTGGCTACCGTCTTCATTCTCAAAAAGAAACTGGACTCCAGCAGGAGCAGTGTCTAACTCATCCAACGCTTACCTTCTTAGATACTCGAACCTGACTAAATGGAATTCCGTTTTCTTGAGCGAACTGTCGTTTTGCTTCGTTAGTTGCTTTACGGGAATCACGCCTATCTGCTTCCTCCATCAACCAGACGTATGCGTCAAACATTTCTTGCTTTTCTTCTTGGTCAAGAAATTCTGCACAGTAAGTTCCAAGCCAACTTCCCGCTTGTCTCAAACCATTAGCAGTAATCTTGCCTGACGCAATAAAGCCTTCGTCAATACCAAGGTCTCCTACGGCTTCTGAATTAATGTCCATCTGACGGCTTTCAGGATTTGAATACCAGTTCATTAGGCACCAACCTTTGCCAAATAAACAGGCGCGGCATCACACTCGATGCAAGGAAATTCAGAACCGTATGGACCCCACACGGCTTCTTGCAATGAGTTACATTCTTCGCAAATTACTTTTTCGTCAGTAGGCATTTGAATCGCCATTTTGACCACCTATCCCTTCTATAAAAAGGATACCACAACTATGGTTTAGATAAACCTATTTGGGAGACCTTTTTTCGACTTCCCAATCTTCGGGATAAATGCTTTCGTATAAGGATTTTTGGCGGATTCGAGGTCGCAGGGCAAGAGTTAGCCAAGCAACCGACCACAAAAAGAAAGAAATCCAGCCAATGACAGGGATGGTGTATTGGCGCCAATAAACGACACCAATAATCACCATCACCGCTAGGGCAGTCCTAGTAATCATTAGAACGGAGGAATGTCGTCTTTGGCTTCGGCAATCCATGGGTCTGTTGCTGGGGCTACAGATTGGGATGAAGGCTTGCCTTGACCTTTAAGAATTTTAACTGGGTCACGCTTTAAATCAACGCCAACATTGTAGGCGGTGACTTTCATTGTGCTCCCCTTGGTTCCATCTTCTTTTTCCCAAGATTCCAATACGGCTTTTCCGTAAACCATAACTGGAGAACCTTTGGTTAGGGATTCTGATGCGTGCTCACCAATTTTGTCCCACGCTGTTACGCGCCATGGGGTTGCGTCTGTTGATTCCCATTCGCCAGCGAGGTTCTTTTTTGATGTTGATGTGATGACCGTAAATGAACAAACTGCTTTACCATCTTTTGTAAAACGAAGTTCTGGGTCGCTTGCTAGATTTCCTATTACTGTTATGTTTGCGCTCATTGTATCTATTCCTTTTTAGTGGGATTCTTCTTCTCTTTTTTTTGCACGTCTTTCTCGTGCTTTTATGGCTTCTGGTGTAGTTGAAAAAATCGCAACTACTGGAAGTGGGATAATTCCACGTTCTTTTCTAAGAACTTTTCTTTGTGGAACTGTCGTACCTCCCCAGATACCATCAACTCTATACGCTAGTGCATAGTCCCGACATTCTTCTTGATAATGGCAAGATTCACAAATCTTAATTGCAACACGGTTGGCGTATCGCAACGAGCCTTCTGGGAACCATGCTTCGGAATCTACTTGTGTGCAGGGCTGTGTACCGTCAAAATCTGGATAAGGATGCAAAACTTAGTCGTCATCCTCATCAGCCAAGTAGTCATCCAACTCAACTTGGGATTTTGCCAACAATCCAACATGGTGCCAAGGCGGAGCCTTATCATCGGTAAGAGTTAGCGCGTAGTATTCACCGTTAAGGTCAATCCATTCGCTAACTAATACCCATGCTGTTGGGATTGCTCCCTCTGGAAACATATTGGTCTGTATGTGACCGAGCATTGCGTCAACTGGCGTTTTTTCGTTCTGCGCCCTGATGGTTTTTCTATCTTCAGATTCTTGCTCGCTCATGGCGAACAGTTTATCTTTTAACAGACACCTTCTTGAGTTTCAGGCATACAACACACCCAGAAATTAAAAGAATTTTAAAGTCCGATAAATTCCCACATAGCGGGCACCTAGTAATCCAGCGTTCATCGGATGTCATTAATACCAGCCTTTTTTGTTGGAATGGGACAGTGCTTTGCAAGGGGTTTGGTAGCGATTCTTAATGTACTTTAGCCCCCACTTTACTTGAGTCATTGGATTTGTCTTCCAATCAGGCCCAGCCGATTTCATTTTAGACGCTGGTAATGCTTGAGGAATCCCATAAGCCCCAGAAGACTTATTTTTGGCCTTGTGATTCCAGCCTGACTCTCTGTTCCATAAAGTAACTAAGCATTTATGTTGTTTTTCGCCCCATCCGTATTTGGATACCTCTTGACGGGCACTGGCAATAATTTGTGTTTTTGTAATTGGTTTAACGAGCACCGTTGATGCTTGTACTGGCATTGTTTGTGTTGGAATGGATGTAGTAAATAAAACGATTGTAGTAATCGCTAAGGTTTTTCTGATTGACATTGGAACCTCGCTTTCACCTTAATTTTCTCACGATAAAAAACTTTGTCGGATAATAAATTTTTTAACTGTGAATAACGAACTCAGTATGTTGCGTCATTTCGTTACGGGGCAGACGTTATTCGCTATCCACAGTTTTTTGCGACACGCACAGGTCAAGGAAATGGAATTGTTCCAACTTCTATGCCACCAAGAATTCCCATTGCCAGAAAAAACAAGATTATTTGTACGACCATTAATAGATTTTCTCCACGCTTTGTAAGTCTCATTGCTACTCCTTATGTCCACAGTTGCTACACGCTTTTATTGCCTTTTTATGCCCATGTGCTTGCGTCTCACGCCCGTAAACGAACTCAGGCAACACATACACCGAACAACGGTTACGGCGCTCAGAAAGGCGCTCAATGGCTCCTACCTTATGGAGCACTGAAAGCAGGGCTGTTGAGATTCCATGATGTCCAAAATGGACATCCAACTCACGCCAAGTAATTCCTTGCTTTCCAAGATTCAGCAATTCCGAAAGTACAAACTGCTGGCGCTTGATTGTGATTCCAGATTTGTCTAAGTCCTCGGCACGCTCACGCGAAGTTTCTGAACCTGACCATCCCGATGTACCTGCGTAAGGCAACACTGGCAAATCATCAATGCTAGTTTGCATTTATTTTTTCCTCTTCTTGACCTGTAAGCAATACTGACAGTGCTTCTTCTGCTGTTATTCCTCCGTCAGCCCATTGCTTAATAACGTAGGTAACGAAATCAATTGGTAATGAAACGTAGTCACTCATTTATGTTCTCCTTAACGTATTGAACTGCGCTTTCCTTGTCGCGAAAAATCCGCGTCTTTGATAGTGGATGGTCAAACGAAAGAGTCTCATTAACTTTTTCTGCTACCCAAAAGTTAACGCCACTTGGATGTCCGTGGGACGCAACCTTCCACCAGTTTTTAAACAGATAAACCTGTGGCTCTATTTCAGTCTTCATCATTTCTCCCTTCAATGTTGTCTAGTTGCTCAATCCATTTCAATACATCATCTGGATTCTTTGCGTATTCCTTGAGTGCATCACCTAGGTAATCAATTTCTAAGTAGCCGAGAACCTTGCTTGCATTTTTAACAATCGGCTCACCAAAGTGCTCATCGCTGTAACCGATTAGGTCTAGAAACACTTGGTACGGAGTCCCAGTTCTGACGTCATAATTCAATGACCAGTTAACTAGCGCTCGAACCTCCTCAGCATTTTTAGTTTCTTCATCTAAGAATTCCCAGACGTCTTTTACTTTTTCTTGAATTTCCATTTTGATTAATCCAATCTGCTTGTCGAGTAGGCATCAATGCCGTTTTCTTTTAATGATTGAGCGAACGCACGAGCGTAAGCATCTTTACGTTGGAACGATTGATTGAATTCGCCAACCCAGACGTATAGACCGCCGTAGTAGGAATCCTTACTAGCCAACTCATTGGCTTTTGCCCACCGACCAAACGCAGTGTTACCAGCGAATCGAATCTGAGCAAATCCGCAAACTCCATCGTTGATGATGTAAGTCGGCTTGCTGTAGTCAATGTCGCTACCAAACGGAGTGGTTGGCTCTCCCACAATGATTGGGACGATACCTGCACTGGCTTCTAGGTCGGCAACTGCCTTGTAACCTGCATCTTGGGCTTGTGCCCAGATTCTTGCATAATCAACTTTTACTGCTGTACTCATTTTGTCTCCCTTCAGACATTCTGATAGTAGCACAACTGTGGTTTAGTAAGTCCCACCTGCGGATTGAGCCTTTGGTTGTCCATCGTAGATTTCAAAAGCCCACTTGTAGTCAGAGATTTTCACGCTCCAATCTCCGTTTTCCCGAATCTTCAAACGTCTGCTAAATGGTGCTCCCCGCTCCTCTTGCGATGGAGAAGCGTATTCGTTGTACCACTGCTCGCTTGATTCTTTTTGGCTTACAACTTCTTGAAGTTTTACGCTCTTTTCAGTCTTGCTAATCACTTTGTAGAACGAATAAATAGTTGCGTCATAACCCCAAACTGCTGAGATTACATCTCCTACTTGCGGAATTTGCTTTTCCATTTTTTGCTCCCTTACCACTTGTTTTCTTTATTGGACACACGCTTGACAGATTGAACTTTCCAACTGCCCTTCTTCAAACGAATCGCGAATTCCCAAGCGATACCCTTGGCATCAGCGATGTTGTTTACAAAGATGTTTTTAACATCTACATGACCGAAATCATTTTCAAACACCACTTGGTATTCGAATCGCCCAAACCCGATTGGGCTATTTGGAGCGTAGAACTTATTTAAAAGAACATCGTCTCCGATGATTGCATAATTGGATTTCATGTTTATCCCTTCCCTTCACTTGAAGCGTACCACAACCACGGTTTAGTTAAACACCAAAACACGACTTATTTTTAAGCCAATTTGAGACCCCTTATTTTGGGGCTGGGGTAAAGGCACCAGAAAGGAGGGAAAACCTCTCTGGAGCCTTCTGTGTGGCTCTAAAAGGGTCAAATAACGACCACTTCTGATTCACTTCGCCCAATAAACAGCGCAACTGCGTCCTGTTTGGTGATTACCTTTTCCAGCACCACGCCAGCCTTTTCAAAGCGATTGGCGAACCACTGAGCCTTTTCTCGCTTGAGTGTCCACGAGATTCCGTCCTCGTTAAGACCTTCTTGGCATCCTCGGTAAACCGTGAACTTGTCGCCTAGATTCTCGAAGGCAAACTGCTCATCTTCGTCCATCAGGCAACCTCGCTTAGGACGAGACGAACCAAACAGTTCTCTCCACTGCTCGATGTTCTGCCATCCGTTTTCGGTGTCTGTCCAAATCGAACTTAGCAACTCCCAGTATTTTGCATCTGGTAATTTGTCAGCGATTGTCTTGAACGCTTCTAAGCGGTATGGGCGCTCGTGCAAGAAAATGAATCTTCCGTATGCACCTGCAATCAGCGCATCTTCCAATCCTTGTTTCTTTTGCGCGTACTGAGCGTTAGCGTTTCCATTCGAAACCAGTGGAACTTGGTAGACCAACGGGTGACGAATCTGAGCACCGAGAATTCCATCTTCCAGATAAGGCTCTAGGTCAGGATGGAGTTCTTCGTTGCGCTCTTGAACTAAGCGCTCTAGCAATTCTTCTATCTCTAGCATTTCTATCTCCCTTCTATTGGATAGTAACACAACTTTGGTTTAGTTCCGCCCAAAGACCTGAGAGCGAGCCTCGCGCTCCTCCCAAGCCTTGCGCTCCTTTTCCGACTTCTTGATTTTGGCTTCTACCTTCTTGTTTAATTCGTCACGAACAACTTCTGGTTCGACTCCGTGCTTTTCGGCAAGTGCTGAGACAATCACTTCGCAAGATTCCCGAATGATTTCTACTTTTTCTTCTGACTTGTTTTCCAAGTTTGACAACTGGTCAACGTACCAGATTCTTGCAGTGCGCTCAGTTTTCAATTCTTCGAATCGGAAGGATTCCAACTTAATGAAACTGCGAGACTCGTTGTCATACCGAGTCTTACGCTCGCCAACATTGATTACCAAGGTCGCACCGTCACGAGTTGGAGATGATGCAATCCGCTTTGCTTCGCGCTGGGCTTTTGCAATCTCACGCTCTGCCTTGGCTTCAGCCTTAGCAATTTTGTCGGCGGTGACGATTACTGATGGACGGTTAAGAACTTCAGCAGGAGCGCTTGGGTAACATACGGTGCACGCTTCTTCGCCAGCATCGTTTACGATTTCTTCTTCGCTACCACCTGAGTATTTTGGCAACCAAGTGAACTCAGTGCTGTCGTAGCAAGTTGAGCAATCCCGACTTTTGTGAACGTGACCAGCAGGTACATAGAAGGCTCGGTTCCAAAGGTACTTCTTGTAAATCTTTTCCAACTCGTTGATTACGATGGTGTGCTTTTCAAGTTCGGCTTTGACGCTTTTGAATTTAGCAACTGTTTGTTCGAAACTATCTTGTTGCCATTCTTTTTCAGCGCCAGACTCAATCGCTTCTTCGATTGGGCGAATGTAAATGCGCTCGTAACGGTATCCCTTTTTGTATTCACTACCAGAGATACGGTGAATTACCTGAGCGTAATCGCTAAGTTCTACCTTGGCTTTGAAAGCCTTCCAATAAAGGTCAGCCAACTCTGTGTCGGTCTTTACGGCTATCTCGCGGATGTTTTCCATGCTTACCACTTCCCTTCTATGGAAAGCGTACCACAACTATGGTTGAGAAACACCATTTGGGGGATTTGTGTCTAAACTGGGGTTGTGTTACCCTATGTATAGTGGGAAAGTTGCATCCGTTTAGTTGTAAGCCCCACAAACCGAGCAACGTAACTGGTCTTTTTCATACATCTTTGCTTTTAGGTCTTTGTTGACCGCCATCCAACCAATCATCTGA